GACGTAATGTCTCTCAGGAAACTTAGGCTCAACTGAGCCGGGAACCTGTTTTGTCTAGTTTGCTAGACTTGGAGGAGTCACTATCCTTAGTGACTCCTTGGTGTGGAACGGCAAGACCTCGTGATGAGGTAACCTTGCTCGGGAATACACCTTAACCAGTTATGGCGATTGGATGAACAGTTCCTGACTAGCTATTGCCAATAACGGCAAGAGTCAGGGGTGGTACCTTTTAGTCTTTAGTCCTCTATTATTAGAGAACCGCTAAATAGGTTCCCGCTTGTTTCTCTGGTATACTTATCCTGGGACCCTCTATCTAGAACTTAGTTGTTCAAGGATAGGCCACTATTCGGGTTTATTTACCTTATAGTGGTGAATGGTTTTAAATCATTGGCGGGACACGAGGGACAGAGGTACCTTTGGTAAACTTTATTATAAATATTATGAAATCAACTCAATTCTTTTCGAATTTTCGTCTCTTTGATAATGTTTATGAAGCGGGATCTATGATTTCACTCAAGAATCCTAAACAGTTCTTGTTGGTACTGTCAGAGATTGGTTGACGGATTATATCCATCTCCACTCTCTCCGGTACAAAAGTTACTGCTCGTGTTAGACTCTTACATAATTTTGGTAAGTATCTGATTCGAATGAATCAGAAACATGGTAGTCTTTATGTTGTGAAATACTTAAAGGCATGCCAAATAGCAGTCCAAAGGAAAGTTTCAGGTCGTCCGTTTAAATCTCTAAGAGAGATTGAACCAACATACCCGCTTCCTAGGCTGTCTAAATCTGGCCTTCCTGTTATTATCAAGCTTGCGGATCGCAGGGCAATTTGCGTTAGTGGAGTCAATACGATAAGGTTATACTTATCAATATTTGGTCTCTATCGTATAATTTCAGCTCCTGTGAAGGCAAAACTGGATACTATAACAGAAGGGTACACAGGTGATACTAATTGGTTGGTTAGTGTTGCGGAATGATCGGATAAGTTTATCCGTCTTCTGCCTCATATCCCTTCCAATTCTGTATCTGCCTATAGTCTTCTTCCGTTACTCAAGTCAAGCCCTATTTCTAAGGTGTCTTGGACAGGTTTTGTGCGTGATGCATGAACAGTGCACAAGTTAGGATTTCTTTCAAAATTCGAAGCTTATGCTAGGGAAAGTAATTCCTATTTCCTCTTTGATCAGTTATCGTCTTTAGTTAAAGGTTTAGCTAAATACGAAACATCAGAAGGGAATAGCATTTATCAGTACCTTTTAACTGAGAAAGAAGGTAAAAGGCAGACTCAAGTACTAGGACAGTTGCAGTTCAAAGAGGAAGCGGCTGGAAAGTTGCGAGTATTTGCCATGGTTGATGTGTGAACTCAGAGTTTTCTGGGCCCTTTACATGACTTCCTTGGTAAAATATTAGCATCACTCCCAAATGATGGAACTTACGATCAAGATGCTTCTTACCGTCGTTGTTTAGAAAAGTCTAAATCAAGTGGTAAAGCATATAGCTATGATTTATCATCAGCTACTGATCGTCTTCCTTGTTTTATACAGGAAGCTCTCTTAAATAGCTTATTTCACAATAAGCTTGGTAGTACATGAGCCCAGCTGCTAACAAACCGGGAATACCTCTTGCCTCCTCAGGCAGCGAAGTACGGGATTCACACGAATAGTGTGAAATATGCGGTTGGTCAACCCATGGGGGCCTTGTCTTCTTGGAATATGCTTGCGATTACTCATCATCTTCTCCTTCAATTGTCTGCTAGCTTAAATTATAAGCGATCAGATACTTGAAACGAGGAGTATGAGATTCTGGGTGATGATCTAGTAATCTTCAATAGTGGTATTGCAGAGCAATACTTGAAACTATGTGATTTACTAGGAGTATCTATTAATCTCTCGAAATCTTTAATTTCGGAAAATAGGCCCGTATTTGAGTTTGCAAAGCGTTTTGGTGTTAATAGCCAAGATGCTTCTGCAATATCTTGAAAACAACTGTTTTCACAGAATTCATTACGGGGTCGGATAGCTATTGCTCAATTCATGATGAATAAGGCAATTAGCAGTAAACCGATGGGGGTGTTTTGATTGGCCGTTAAGGGTTTACCCTGATCACGTCCTAATCAAGCTCCTTCTTGATTTACTAAAGTATCCATGATATCTATATTGTGTTCATTGGTTAAACAACGTAAGTTGTCTAGTCAATGACTAATTAGAGCATTCATGGATCCTATGAATCCGACAAGCTCCTTTGGTAAGTTAATAGATGTGGTACCCCAAGAACACTTGATTAGTGTTATTTCTTATTATTATAAGAATCGGGTTATGCCATCCATCATGCCCAATGTACCAGATAAGTATGGTAACTATTGGAATATGTTCAGACCTTACTACGAGGCTATTGCCATCGAAAAGATTAATAATCTTTTCCGTACTATTGATTCTGACACATTCATTGACAACCAAGTCAATGCATGATTGGATACTATTGTTCTCCCCACTGGTAGGAAGAACCTAGATATGGGACTTTCTTTTGCGATTGCGACAGTACTGCATACTATGTTAAATAGATACCTTCTCAAAGTGGATACAATGAGAAAGGATCTAGACGTAGGGTTCCGCGGTCTTGATGCTATGTTAGCATTTATAGACGAATTCGAAGGGGCTCTAGCTATGCTAGATCTCCCGAATGCTGCGGTCGAGAGACGGGTAAAGATCAATAGTGATATTGTGATACTCGACTTTATAGATAAAGCCCATCGTAAGCATATGGAGCAATTACTGTTCCAAATACGTAAGAGAGCAGTCTTTTCTCAATCTTCGGCTCGTAGACCTAGATCTTCAGGTACATACTCTATGTATGATTCCCTGAAATCAACTGGCTACACCGTCTATTAAGATAGACTGCTGCGACCACGGGTAAGTGCTGAGTGATACATATGTATCCCTTATCATAAACAGCTTCTGCGGTTCATGATCCAAGGGTTTGGATGCTTAAAGTGAAGGGCT